CCTTCGACGTTTCCCGGTGGGTGTCGTTGGGGTGGTCGGTGTTTGATGGACTGAGAATATCCGCTATTGAGGATATGTCAAGCACAATATCCGCTATAGAGGACGAATTCCCTTGTGCGGTGCAGAGCGATGTGAGAAAAAGAAATGCCCCGCACGCTTTGCAAGAGCGTCGGGGCGTTGACTGGCGGATATTTGCGAACCGTTGCCAGTGGTGCTTTTTATAACGCATCCGAAACGATTTGCCAATCCGACAGAGCGCACGAAATGACGGGAACCGGTTCGGTCGTGCGTTGATGCTTGGGCAAGGAACGGGATGCGATTAGGCCCAAGGGTTCTCTGGCAGCGCGAGCTGGTGAGGTAGCCCTATCGTCAGGTAGCCCCTGAAAACGACCTCAAGATGTGCGGCTGGCTATAGTGCGGCACATTGCGGAATAAGCGGCGGTCGGCTCCGAAGAGCAGATTACCCCTTTCGCCCCAGGAGCCCGCTGTTTCTTACGGCGGGGTTCTTGGTATGCGGAGATTACAACGGTCTCACCAAAGAGCAGATACCACTTAGAGGCAGAGTAATAATAATACTATTAAGGCGATCGTGTTCTAAATCCGGGGCGCAACCGAAATCGTAGCAGACCGATCCACAGGAAACGTGAGGCATCCTTTCGATTCCTCCAATAGTGTCCCAAAAGAAAACAATCCTAGATCTTGCTGAGAATTTTGGTGGCCTTCGTGAGCAATTCTAGAGCTGCAGACCGGTCTTTCTCGTCGAGGCGGCTAAGACCACGCAACAGATTCTCTATCTCGCGCGCTGTATCGGGCGCGAAGGATGCTTCTAGCCTGGCAAGTATTTCCGCGTTCATGCTCCGGCCATTGTCCACAGCCGAATGCGCTAGTTTCTTTTTTAGTTCGAGCGGTAATCGCAAATTGTGTCGTTGGTCATCGGTCTGAGGCATGATCGCCTTATGGCCGAAATCCTATGATGTGAAAATGGTGCAATCGTGGTGTCGGTGTGCCATAAATGTGCCATGCGCACGGAGCGCGAATATGGGAGGATGATTGACACCGAGTTAGGATAATGTTCCTATAATGTTCTCCTCGGGGGTAATGGGGTGGGGTATCATTGCATGAACGCCGACAGCGATTATGAAAGATCAAGAAAAATGCGCGTTTCTGTTTTTATTGGAATCATTAGCGCCCTAACAGAGGAGCAACGGCGCGACTGTCTGAGAAAGATCAGGCTTTATCTTTCTCACGAAGGATCTGAAGAATGCCGCTCCGCATGTTCGGATTCGACTCTATCAGAGACAGGATTTCTTGAGTCTCCTGACTCATCTCAACCCCGTAAAGTATCTGGGTCAGGCTGACGTTAATCGCCCCGCAGATCTTGATGAGGTTGTCGATCGTCGGATCTTTTCCCTCACTGAGGATGGAAAACACATAGCCAGGTCCCTTGCCGGCGGCGAGGGATATCTCGCGCTTAGACCGCCCTGATTTTTCGATGGCGTCTTCAAGACGCGCTCTCCAGTCACTACCTTGCATGCGCACAATATCCTCTAAATGGGATATTTCTGCACGTCCTTCATTGAGGACACTTGACGTATCCGCTTTAGAGGATATAGTGGACGTCATGACAAACACTCCTACTGAAAATCTTCTCTCCGAAGTCACAGAGTTCATAGCCGAAACCGGCATGGGTGTTTCGTACTTCGGCAAGGTTGCCTCTGGTAATTCAGAGCTGGTGAAACGGCTGGAGTCCGGTGGGCGCGTATGGCCGGAGACTGCGGAGAAAATCCGAATCTTCATGAGCGAATACAGGCGCACCAAGAAATCGGAGAGCGCGGCATGAGCATCGTTGACGCTCCATTCGTAGGGATAGCTGTGCCTTTGGAGTTTTCTCCGATCAGTAAGGCCTATTGGCAGACTGACGCTGCGGTGAAGGAAATCGCGATCAGGTTCAGCCTTACGGGCGACAAGCAAGTGATGAAACGTGCAGGACACGCAAGACTTCTCGGCATTGCATGCAAGGACTGCGGGAAGGACATGGTCGTTAAAAACCGTGGGCAAGCCATTACTGAAATAGGCGACTTCAATAAGAGTGGACCGAAATACAACAGAGTTCAATGCAATCCATGCTTCCAAATCCAGCAGCAAAACAGGTTTGGTTGTCGGCCCAAAAGGACGTGGGCTGATAAAAAGCCTGAAATCCTGCAGGCAGTGATTGAGCGCAGCGGGAAGCAAAAGAAGGCCAACCCGTCCGCTGCCTCCAAGGACGAATTCTATAAATCTTGGGAATGGCGGACTGTCCGCATGGAAGTTCTCAAGGAGCAAGGTCGCTCCTGCCAATGCTGCGGCGCTACGCCAGGAATGACGGCGGCTGACGGCGCACCGGTGCGCATCGTCGTCGATCACATCAAGCCGATCTCGAAATATTGGCACCTGCGGCTCGAACGATCGAACCTGCAGATACTCTGCGACGAATGCAACATGGGGAAGGGCAATTGGGATGAGACGGATTTCCGTCCGCCTGCCGCTCCTGACGAATGGGTGATTGAGGACGGTGTTTCTCAAGACCTTATCGACCAGCTCACGGACAGAACAACGGGGACGCTGCAATGAAATACGCATTGGCACTATCAGCACTTCTCCTGGCTTCCCCTGCAATGGCTGGCAACAGTCTGAGGGAGGCGGCCAAGCTTGCGGTACAGGTCGATACCTGCGGTGCGAAGATCCCCAACGAGATCATCCAGCAGCTTCTCGTCCGTGGTTCCATGGAAGAAAACATAACAATCAACGATGCGGGCAAGATCGCGATCGGCATGCAGATCGCATACACGGACATAATCAACGTCATCGGCTCGACTGCTGATTTTTGTGCGGTCGGCAAGCAGGCGAGGGCGCAGTGATGAGCGACCTTCTCTCATGGGCTGCAGCCTCCCTCACATGGCTGACCATCGTTTCCATCCTTTGGCATCAAGACACACTCGCCTCTCTCGAAATCGAGAGAAAGGCGAAGGAAGAGGGGAAGCTATGAGCGACACGTCATACATAATTCTCCTTATCGTCGGCGTCCCTGCCATCGCTATCGCTGGCCTTTGCATCGCTATCTGCGTCACCTCTGGTAGATGCAGCCGCAGGGAACAGAAAGAGCTGGATTTTCTCTGTTATTGCGCAATTGAAGGCGCACTCAAAGATTTCAATCCAGAACGTCAGCCCTCCTCCCACTGACTGTTCGGACGCCGGTCCCGGCTCTCCTCCTCACGTCCGGCCGGGACCGGCAACATTTGCATACGAGGCAGCGTAAATCGCGCCATGACACGAACGGCAGCCACGCCCAACGGCTCGAAACAATCGTCGAGCGTGGCTGCATCACCGGAAGCAACAGGCGGCGGAGCGCTTCGGTGAATGAGAATTACGGGTTGCGTGCGGCGGCCTGAGTGAGACGAAGGGGCAATCGCCCCGCCAAGGGCAGTCCCTTCGTCTCCAATGTGAATACGCTTCGACATTTCTATGGGCTCCTTAAGCAAAATAACAATCCCATAGGAGTCGTCGGAAATGCCCGAGAAGACATCGGAGAAAAGAGAAATGAGTACAGTTGAATTCTTTTGCCGAGACGCTTTGCGCGAAAGGATTGCGCCGCCGTCGATTGGCAGCGTTAAGGCTCGCATCGTCGCAGGTGCCAGAGCGCTCGGGTGGTCATACACCAGAACACGAGATGCTTGGTACGCGGACCCTAAGATTTCTATCAAGCCACACGAGCTGTTCCGTATCGAGGCGATCAGCGGGCTTACCTACGCACGAGAGGAGATGCGGAAAAATGACGAAGCAATTGAACGGGCAAACGCTCTCCTGGCTGGGGAGGATGCGCGTTTCATTCGCACGATGGTTGCTGCGCTTCGCGAGGCGCTTGGCCTACGCGATCGCCCCCGAGCTTAAAGAAACCGACGAGAAGAAGGACGAGGAGAGGAAATGACGAAAATCACCAAGCTAACCCCCGAGCAGGAAGCGCAGATACCAATCATACGCGACGAATTCCTGCGCCATGGTCTATCGACGGAACCAGCAGATTTTGACGCTGCAGAACAGGCCGTAAAGGACGCATACGCGGTCGCAGGTCTTCCAGCGCCTAAGCTCTTCATCCGCCTCGCTTCCCCGCATGAGGGCGCCATAGGTGCCGCGATACTGAAGAACACGCGGCTTGGTGAGGAGGTCGGGGCTCAGGTCTGGGATCAGGTCTGGGATCAGGTCTGGGATCAGGTCAGGGATCAGGTCAGGGATCAGGTCTGGGATCAGGTCGGGGATCAGGTCTGGGATCAGGTCAGGGATCAGGTCAGGGATCAGGTCTGGGATCAGGTCAGGGATCAGGTCAGGGATCAGGTCTGGGATCAGGTCGGGGATAAGGTCAGGGCTCAGGTCTGGGATCAGGTCGGGGCTCAGGTCAGGGATCAGGTCAGGGATCAGGTCAGGGCTCAGGTCTCTCGGGCTTTCTATAGCCAACACGAGGCCGGATGGTTGTCGTGGTTGGCGTTCTTTCGCCGCGTTTGCAATCTTCCCAACACGGAGAATATCGATCCACTTTTGCGCATTGCTCAGTCGTGCGGTTGGGTATGGTTTTTCTCTGGCGCCGCGATCATTACAGATCGACCAAAGACACTACGCCGCGACGACCAAAACCGCCTGCACTGCGATATGGGACCAGCAATCGAATATCGCGACGGCTTCGGCGTCTATGCATGGCATGGAACGCGTGTTCCTCGTGAATGGATTGACGACAAGGCCAGCCTGACTGCGAAGACGGCTTTGACATGGCAGAATATCGAGCAGCGCCGAGCTGCGCTTGAAATAGTCGGCTGGCACAACGTCCTACGTGAACTGCAGGCCGCAGTCATCGACGAGCACGAAGACCTTGAGCATGGCGCTTTGGTCGAAGTGCAGTTGCCAGACTTGGACCGCAAAAGCCGTTTCCTTCATGCTCAGTGTGGCACGAAAAGAGAGTTCGCCATCGGCGTACCTCCCGAAATCAACACAGTCTTTGAGGCTCAGGCGTGGCTAACCGGCCTCCCTGTGGATTCCTTCCAATTCCCAACGGTCAGAACCTGAAAGGACCGACACATGCGCATTATCGAAACTCTTGGTGCTCAAGGCGAAATCAGAATATTCCGCGTCGATGAAATTCCGGCTCGGGCAACTCCGATGAAAGAGGAAAACGGCCACTTCATCATTGGTCACTCTGAAACGGGTCACCATCATGTTCTGGATGCCGAGCGCGTTTCTGTCTTCGTCGATCCTGAAGCGCCGCAGGGCATGACGATCCTTTACGCTATCCTCGATAGCTCTGGCTCGCTCAATCACCTTCGCGGCCACGATACCCATGCTCCTCACTCATTTGAGGCCGGTGACAAGATCATGTTCCGCACCGATCGCGAGTTCGACCCATACGCAGAACTAGCCCGTCGCGTGGCGGATTAGCCCATTTCCCCACGGCTGCATTCCTTCCTCCAAGGAGCAAGCCGAAACTACCGGAGGGGTAATGCCCTCCGGGTTTTTCTTCACAAGAGGCAGCTATGACGAAGAGAAAGCACACAGACGAGACGATCTTCGAAGTTCGGCGCCTCATAGCTGCCGGCACCAAGCAAAAGGATATCCAGGCGCTTCTTGGCATCGCACAGCACACGATATCGAACATCAATACCGGCAAGCATGTCCCGACTGTTGAGTTGCCGAAGCAAGCGGCCCTGAAAACATCCGCCTTGAGCTTGTTCAAGAAAGGGCATGACTACATCGCGATCGGGCAATTCCTGCACCTCACCGAAGCCGAGGTTGAGAAGCAAATACACGCTGAGCGCAAGGCCGCAATTAGGCAATCCGTTCGTCGTGAGCAGCGTCGAATTCTCCAGCAATACTGGATGCGCAGATACCGTGAGGAGATGCGCGAACTGAGGGCGAAGGCATGATACCAGCCGAAGAAATGCTCGACTGGATCGATCGCCGCATGTGGTCCCTCAACACCTACATCGAGGACCATGGCCCCTGCGGTAAGCGCCCCATGCCGGAAACGGTCATAGCAGGCAAGCTAGACGACATCGCCAAGTTCACCGAGCTTCGCGGCGCATACGTGAAAGCCGTTGAAAGACGCAAGCAGAGCGAGGCAGCAGCATGACGGCGGTTCTTTCACGCGAAGAGGGCCGCAAGCTCCTCCAGCCCAAGCGCAAGAGCAAGTACGGGAACCGCAAGGTCACGCATGATGGCATCACCTTTGACTCGGTCAAGGAATACAATCGCTACCTAGTTCTTCGAGCCAAGCAAGCCGCCGGCATCATCTCCCATCTGGAGACCCAGCCTAAGTTCAAGCTCTATGGCCGCAATGGCGCACCGGTCCTCATCCGATCGGCGCGATACAAGAACGGCCGCCACGCCGTCTGGAAAGGCGACTTCGCCTATTTCTGCTCAGAGCGAAACAAGCGCATCTGCGAAGACGTGAAGGGCGTTCGCACTCAAGTTTTCATCCTCAAGCGGGCAATCGTTGAAGCCTGTTACCCCGGCCTCGAAATCGTGGAGATCTGAATGAACCAGCAGCAATTGGAAAACTTCGAAGAGTTCTGGCGCAATTACCCCCGCCGGATCGGGAAGGGCGCCGCCCGCAAGTCCTATGAGAAGGCAATCAAGGTTGCAACGTTCTCCGAGATCATGCGCGGACTTCTTTCCCAAATCGCCTACTACGCCAGCAAGGACGCCCAATTCATCCCGCACCCATCGACCTGGCTAAATCAAGAGCGCTGGTCTGATGAGGTCCAGCCGCCTCAACGCAACACAGGACGCAGGAGCTTTGCCGATGCAGCGCGAGACTTCAATGATTATCGCAGCGATGCTTTCGGGCTTCCCAGCATCGGCCGGCACTGATCCTGACATGGCAATCCGAGCCTACCTCATGGCCGTTGAAGGCATTGCACACGAGGCGATAGCCCGAGCAGCACGCCTTTTCATCACAGGGCAGGTGAAGGACCACAACAGGAATTTTGCCCCGTCCTGTGCCTCGTTTGCCGAGCAGTGCCGATACCAGCAAGCGGCGATCGAGGCCGCAGCGCGCCCACGGATCGAGGTTCAGCAGTCCGCGCCAGTCGGAAAGCCTGTTGACCCGCGCAAGCTCAAGCTCCTCAACGCCGCCCTCCAAGGAGACGTATCAGCAACAGCAGAACTCAAACGTATGTACCCCGACCTCCCGGTATGGCGCATGGCCGATTTGCCGGTATCAAAGATTATGGAAAGTAAGTAGCCATGAACATGCACGCGACCGAACTAGTGACGCATTATCGGGACGTGAGGAAGCGTCTATTCGGCGTTCCCACCACGAAGGCTCGCTTCATCCCGCAGATGGTAGCGAGGAAGCCAGAACCGGCTCCTGAGCCTATCGTGCTTGCTCCTTTGCCCCTCTGGGCTGTCGTTGATCTCTATTTCGACTGGCACGTCAAGGTTTGGCACGAAGCTATAGAGCGACAGGTGGCAGACCTTGCGCATGAGAATGTCGCCCTCCGCGCCGCCCTGCACGTTCAGAAGGCAGATCTCTACGAGATGGAATACATTCCCCGGCGGCTGACAAAGCACATCATTGCTGAAGTGCTCGAAAACTTCCCCGGCGTCACATGGGAAGACCTGAAAGGGAAACATCGGACAAGCAACATCGTCTATCCGCGCCAGCTCTGCATGTACGAAATCCACAGGCAGCGCAAAGACCTGTCATATCCGGCTATCGGGCGGCTGTTCGGTGGCCGCGATCATACCACGGTGCTTCACGCCGTTCGCAAGATCGAGTCCATGACCAGCGACGATAAACAGGCGGCAGAGTGGATGCAGCGCAAGCACGTGACACGGAGACGGAAGATGGCGCCAAGCCCATACGCGGTGGCCCGTCTAGCAGAGATACACAGCATCATCGACTAACGAGGAACAAGCACCATGGCGGCAAAATGGTATGCGATCAGAACGAAGCCTGGGTATCAGCGGATGGCGACAGCTTTGGAGCCGGCCGCTGATGAGACTGAGGAAGAAAAGATCGAGCGAGAGCGCCGGAAGGGCGAGAGCATCGTCGAGCGCAATCTCCGCAATGAGGGTATTGACGTGTTCATGCCTTCTTTCTGGTTCGAAACGAAGCATCATCGTAATAACCGATATGTAGAGCGTCGCCTTCCATTGCTGCTTGGTTATGCATTCGTCAATATTCGAGACGAGCAATACGAGATAGCCCGCTGCGCTGATGGGGTGATGTGCTTCCTCAAGTTCGGCAGAGAATACGGACCAGTCCGTTTCCATGACCGCGTGATGGAACAGCTAGTCTTTGATGACTTCGAACGCCGGCAGAAATTCCGCTTCGAGCAGCACAGCCGCAAGGAGGAAGCTAAGTCTCATCGCATCTTCGAACTTCGTGCCAGCTTGCGCAAGGTGATACCGAAGGGGCGAGGCGTTAGGATCAACATGAGGGCGCAGGCCGCTCGTGCCATTGAGACGATGGTGGGCCCGGCTCGCGAACGGGTCGAAGCGATTCTTAAAGAACTGGACAGTTTGACAGGTGACGAAATCGATTTGGGGAAAGTCGCTTGACGTCTTGAATTCATAACCAAATCAGCATATAAATCGCCCAAGTGATTTGGTTGTGCTGTGCGGACCTCACAGAGGGAATACTCGCCGGGCCAGTTGGGGAAATTCACTGCCCCAAATATGGGAGAAGACCGCCCATGAATAAGCACAACGATATGCCTTTACATTTCAGGTATTGCGGGACACAAAAGCCAGACCAATTCCTGATCGAGACAGCTTATCGGTTCGTCTGCGAAATGATCCGCCACGGGCCGGTAGAAATAATATTCTAAGGTGCGCCATGAGTGAGCCTAAAAAAGGCGAAAATAAGGGGAATGCAGGCAAGGGTCGCCCCAAAGGATCGCCAAACAAGCACACTGCGCTTCTCAAGGATGCAATCCTGCAAGCCGCTGAAGAAGCTGGCGATGGCAATATGGTGACGTATCTCAAGAAGCAAGCAGACGCTAACCCGACTGCCTTCCTAAGCCTGCTTGGCAAAGTTCTTCCGATGCAGATCACCGGAGACCTCGCTGTGACCGTGACCACCAAAGAACAGCGAGACGCAGCCGTTGCAGCCGCAACACGCGCCGACAGGTGAGGACTTCGCGTTCTCGCGGCTCATCTCATACGCAGCATACCAATGGCCCGGCTACCGCGACTCACACCACCATAGGCTGATCGCTCGGCATCTAGAGGCAGTCGAACGCGGCGATATCAAGCGCCTGATGATCACGATGCCCCCAAGGCACGGCAAGTCAATGTTGGCGTCGGAGTTCTTCCCGGCTTGGTACATTGGCAGGAACCCAGAACATTACGTGGTGACGGCCACATATGCGCAGGAACTAGCCGATGACTTCGGGCGAAAGGTCAAGAACCAGATCGAGGATGCAGGTTATCAAGCCATTTTTCCTGGCGTTTCCCTTGCTGATGATAGCAAATCTGCCAAACGCTTTCATATTGATGGCAGCCTTGGGGGGTACGAGCATTCCACAGGACAGCGAGGCGCATTCTATGCCGTGGGTGTGGGCGGTCCTCTCACTGGACGTGGCGCTCACCTGCTTCTCATTGATGATCCTGTCAAAAATCGTGAGGATGCTGAATCCGAGATAATCCGCAAGAAGACAAAGGATTGGTATACTTCGACCGCCTACACGCGCTTGATGCCTGGCGGCCGCATCGTCATCATCCAGACGCGCTGGCACGAAGACGATCTAGCTGGATGGCTACAGACTGAGCATTCCCACGAAGGATGGGTAGTACTCAATCTACCCGCCATAAATGACGCTGGCGAAGCGCTGTGGCCTGAACAGTACGATATCGAGGCGCTGGAACAGATCAAGCGCGCTCTTCCGCCTCGTGATTGGTCGGCGCTCTACCAGCAGAGCCCAAGCCCAGAGACTGGCGACTATTTCAAGAAAGAGTGGATCTTCGAGGTTGAGCAGCTTCCGCCGCTCGATACGCTGAACATCTACGGAGCATCTGACTACGCAGTTACGGCTGATGGCGGCGATTATACAGTTCATGTCATCATCGGCATCGATCCTCAAGGGAATCCTTGGCTCCTGGATTTGTGGCGCCATCAATCGAGTTCAGACAAGTGGGTAGATGCGTTCTGCGACCTAGTGAGGAAGTGGAAGCCGATCGGTTGGGGTGAAGAAACAGGCCAGATCAAATCAGGCGTTGGGCCATTCCTTATCAAGAGAATGCTGGAGACCGGCTCTTACGTGGCCCGAGAGCAGTTCCCGACAAGGGGGGACAAGGCCGTCCGTGCTCAGTCAATTCGTGGACGTATCGCCATGCGAGGACTTAGAGTTCTCAGGGACGCACCATACAAGGCAGATCTTATCAACGAAATGATGAGTTTCCCTGTGGGTGTTCATGACGACCAAGTGGACGCCCTCGGCCTCGTTGGCCAGCTGTTGGACCGCATGACTTCGGGGAAAGTCCCGAATGAGGACAACAAGCTGCCAGAGCCGCCTCCCGGCATGTTCCGTCCCCCTCCAGTTCAACAGCCATCACGCGGGCGTATCAAAGTATGAGGCATGCCATTGGCTGACGAACGCGATAATCAAGACATCATTGATCCTCCCGAATACACGCCCGTAACAGGCGAGAGCCAAGTATGGCTCACCATGATCGACGAGGCCGAGGCTGTTTGGCGTGATTACAACGCTTATTGCGATGGCATTGAGAAGCTTTATGCAGACCTGACGCGGCTCGCATCTGTGGCTAGAGACCGTGAATACCAGATCTTTTGGGCAAATATTCAGGTTATCAACCCGTCGATCTACGCTCGCCCTCCTATCCCGGTCGTCACACCACGCTTCAAGGATCGCCGTCCGCTCTATCGCGTATCGTCAGAGCTTCTTGAGCGTGCGAGCGTCACAAGCTTCGACCTGACTGACATTGACGGAGTGATGCGAGAGATCCGCGATGATCTGTCTATCATTGCCCGTGGTGCAGCATGGATTCGGTATGACAGCCGCAAGCGTGGTCAATACTCAGAGCGCGTCTGCATCGAGCATGTGAACCGCCGCGACTTTCTCATGCAGCCATGCCGTGAATGGGCAGAGAACGATTGGGTTTCCCGCCGCTGCTGGATGACGCTTGAGGAGATGAAGGACCGCTTTCAGGAATTCTCTGGTGATGCCTATCTCAGCGCTGCGCTTCAGGTCGACAATAAAGATAAGCGGGATGGAGGCGCTACACGTCAGCAGAAAGTACCTGTCTGGGAGCTGTGGTGCAAGAGCAAGGAAAAGGTAGTCTGGGTCACTGAGGGCGTTCCGGTCACTCTGGACGAATCCGAGCCCTACCTTGATCTGGAAGGCTTCTTCCCGTGCCCCAAGCCTGCGTTTGGTACGCTTCAGCGCAACAGCATGATCCCGGTTCCAGATTACCTGCTGTACAAGGATCAGCTTGAGGAAATCAACCAGCTTACAAACCGCATCCATGCGCTAGCGGATTCCCTGAAGGTCAAGGGCTTCTATCCTGCCGGGGGGGAGATTGGCGATGCTGTCGAGGCTGCTCTCAACGCGGTTAACGATGAGCAGATCATGGTGCCCATCTCGAACTGGGCGGCATTCGGCAATGGTGGCGACAAGATCATATGGCTGCCGATCGAAGTCGTAGCCCAGACGATCCAGGGCGTCATCCAGCTTCGTAACGAGGTCATCAACAACGTCTACCAGATCGTCGGTATCTCCGACATTCAGCGTGGCTCGACAGATCCTAATGAAACCAAGGGGGCTCAGGAGCTAAAAGCCCAATTCGGTTCCGTCCGCATTCGAGACAAGCAGGCCGAGTTGGTCCGCATTGCCCGCGATATCGTCCGCATCGCCGCTGAAATCATGGCGGAGGAGTTCTCCAAGGACACTCTCCTTGCCATGTCGCAGATGGAAATCCCGACTGATGCCGATATCAGGAAGCAGGTCAATCAGGTTCAAGCGCAAGCCAAGCAGCAGGTCGACGCTCTAAACCAACAGATTCAGCAGGCCACATCGAACCCACAGATGATGGCGCAGGCTCAGCAGAACCCGGAGCAAGCACAGCAGGTTCTTCAGCAAGCTCAAGGACAGATTCAGCAGATTGGCCAGCAGGCGGCACAACAGGTCGCCAAGCTGGAGGCTACGCCCACCATTGAGCAGGTGATGAAGTTCCTGCGAGACAATAAGACGCGTTGTTTCGTCCTTGAGATCGAGACAGATTCGACGATTGCTGTTGATGAGATGGCGGAGAAGCAGGCCAGAACCGAGTTCTTGACGGCTTTGGGTGGGACGCTCCAACAGTTTGGCCCCGTTGTTCAGCAAATACCGCAGCTTGCGCCTGTCTTCGGTGACATCCTCAAGTTCGCCATTGCTCCGTTCAGGGCAGGGCGTGAACTCGAAGGCAAGATCGACGAAGCCGTTGATTCCATGTCGCAGCAGGTCAATCAGCAGGAGCAGCCCAATCCTGAAGCGATCAAGGCTCAGGCCGAGGCGCAGGCCAAGCAGCAGGAAATGCAGCTCAAGGCGCAGGATGACGCTCGCAAACAACAGGCTCATGAGCAAGACATGCGGGACAAGGCCGCTGTGACGCAGACGGAAATCCGACAGAAGCAGGAAACGGCTGAATTCGAACGCCAGCAGATCGCCAACAAGTACCAGACGGAAATCAACAATCTCGTCGTCAAGTCCGCCCAGGAGACGCAGAAGCATAATCAGGATCTTCAGAAGGGCGCCCTCGATATCGAGAACAAGCGCCTGACGAACGCCGGACAGGTTCAGGCTTCAATCCTCAAGAGCAACGAAGCTGGGCAGAAGGCAGAGCTTAACGAGCGCGCCGCGAAGGTGAAAGAGACCGGCTTGGGAGGCAAGAATGGCAGCTAATGGCCTTGGCGCTCCCGTCGTCGTTGTCGGTGGAACGATCAACCCAAGCGATATTCTCATCTCAGGCGGTGGAATTACGGGCACAAACCCACGTATCCGCGTTGATGTAGGGGAGCCGTCATTCTTCGATGGCAGGCAGTTTCGCACATTCAAAGAGCTGAATATTGCCCTTGCTGCTACCTACGTCATCAAGGCCGTAACGACGAAGAATATCATCCTCTATGGCCTTGAACTGTCTCTGACGAGTGGAGAGATTAAACTGTCTACCGTCACTGGCGGGACGGAGGGTGGAACGTTTTCTGAAACGCTTCCTCTGTTCCCGCGCAATACGATGTCTGAACGCCCTACGCCCATCTACACGCCGACAACGGTACTCACGGCAGGCGGGACGCATACAGGCGGCACTATCCTTGATCTGCTTTGGGAGAAGACGGCGGATAACTCCAATTTCGCTGCAAGCGTTGGTGCCGTTCCCGGTGATGAACGTGGCGTAGGCGCTGGCACGTATTACTTCAGGCTGAATGCGATAGTGGCTGCTACCGGGGTTTTCAAAGCTCGGTTTGAGGAAAGACTAAGCTAGAGATGCCGTCCTCAAGCGCCAAGCAACGCCGCTTCATGTTGGCAGCTAGCCACAATCCTTCCTTCGCCAAGAAGGTCGGCATTGCCGTGTCGGTGGCCAAGGAATTTGTCCAGGCAGATGAGCACAAGAAGAAGCTTGTTCACGCCATGAGGAGCAAGAAGAAATGATTGACGTTCGGATAGCATATCCAGGCAAGCTAGGTATCGCTCAGCCTCTTCTTGTGTCGTTCCATGGCGATTTCTGCGTTCTCTACAACGGCCTTTACGTCACCTTTACCGGCCAATCGGCAGAGCAAGTGATCGTTCCATGACAATTGATACCTCTGTTACAGTCGACTTCACGCCGGCCATGCGTGGCACGATGCAGACGACAACTGATGCTGACGGTATCAGGGCGACGACTGCGGATGCCACGGCAGGGACGAACGACACCAAGTATATGACGCCTCTGAAGGTCATTCAGGCGTTTACGGCATTTACGACCATTCCGGCCACGAATGTCACGGTTACTCCTGTCGGTGGGATTTCAGCCACCAATGCGCAGGACGCGTTCGCAGAACTGGATAGCGAGAAGGCAAATATCGCCAGCCCTACGTTTACCGGCACGGCAACGTTTTCGGGCCCGGTGAATCTTTCCAGCAGTCTTTCAGTGCAGACAACGTCGCTCTTTATCGGAGCATCGACGTTCTCGGACACGGTAACGTTCAATGGCACTGTCACGTTCACCAACGCGCAGACATTCTCGAATGTTCGCATCAATCCGCGTATCACGACGGTGGCCAGCGCCTCTTCGATTACGCCAAACTCCGACACCACGGATGTTCATGCTGTTTCTGCCCTTGCTGCCAACCTCACGATCAATGCGCCTACGGGAACGCCTGTAGACGGCCAGCAGCTTCGTATCCGCATCAGAGACAACGGAACGTCCCGCACGCTGACATGGAATGCTGCCTATTCGGCGATGTCTTCGGAGCTATGGGCAGCGACCCTGATCAACAAGTCGATGATCTGGACATTCATGTGGTCGATAGCGACTTCGAAATGGGAAGTGGCCAGCGCCAATCCAATGCCGGGTACATGGGGTTAATATGGCTAAAGGTGGTTTGCCTATCGTTCTCGTAGACAATGGCGTGCCTGCCATGATTGCCAATATCGGGCTGCCGGTCACTATCGTTGGCAGTTCCGGCGGTTCTGCTGCTGTCGTGCCCAACGGATCTACCGTCAATATCTTCGGCACCAACGGCACGTCTCAACGCGGAACTGCAACGGCTGTCGTTACCAATGGCGCATTGACTGTCACCCTACCGGCAGGATCGACGATCATTACCGATCAGGCTGGTGGCGTGAATGTGACGGATGCCGATTCTACTACGGTAGGCTCTACAGCGGTCATTACGGCAGGATCCAACCAGCTCTCCTATGTCTCCGTTCCAGGCACGGCGGCGCTTGTCACCAACAACATGTCAGTCCAAGTGGCTAACAACGGCGGCGCCGGTGCGCTTAACGGGAATGCATCGATCACGGGCGGTTTTATCAACTGGATCGCTCTTGCGGCCACTACGGACACGCTTGTTTCGAACGCCTTTACAACAAATGTCAGCGCATCAATCGGGGTGAGCGGCGCCGGAAGCGACTTCGCGACGATGAATGTCTCATCGGCAGCGCTTCAGAGTGTGACGGTCTCCCTCGTGCCAACCAAGGCCGTAGTGACGAACGCTCAGCAACTCACCATCCCCGTAACGGGCACATACACCACCAAGGCCACGCTCACGGTCTCCGGTGGTGCCGTAACTGCCATTGTGTTGAGCTAATCTGCCGTCTCTGGTTTCGTTAGCTTGAACTGCCAATCGGGCCTTACGCCAGCCTCTTGAAGAAGTTCTTCATACAATTTTTCGACTTCCTTGAGGTTCGCCGCACCTCGGGTAGCCGACATGATGCGGGCGCAGAATTGATCGCAAGTCATGAAAATGTAGTCGTCGCTCTCAAGTAGAGCGGCAGCGGCGATTAGTAGTGATCTCTTCGGCCTAAAGGCATGTGGCGTCGGTTTGAAGTAGGTCATGCAGAAGACTTTACCCGAAATCTAAAACGGAGACTACCGAAATGGCCATGTCAAACGCAGCGAAATTCAACCAGGGCGGCATGCCCAACCAGCTTGCAGCAAGTGTTGCCGGTGCCATCGCTTCCGGCGCTTCCCAGAATGCCAACGTCCAGGCTCTTACGGCTCTCACGGGCGCGTTTGGCACGACTGGTAACGCGATTGCGGATGTTGGCGGGTCTTTTGTTCAGGCAACGCTGAATAACAACTTCCGCGCCTTGGAAGACAAGGTAAACGCCATCATCGCGGCGCTGAAGACGTGAATAAAGATAAGATGATTAAGCTAGGCCTAGCGGACGCTGGATACCTCGTCGACACCGTCATGGAATGGGAAGAGCGCAACGGGCGAAAATTCAAAAAGGATGCCCGCGAAAATCTTCTCATCTCTCTAGAGATCGGCATTGAAGAGGAAAAGCTCTTCAAATTATTCGATACCTACGCGATCCCAGACGGCATCAAAATGCCATGGGGAGCATACGTAACCCCATGAGGCAGAAGTTTTGCCGGCACTGCGCAAGCTGGCACGAGGTCGATAATTGGCCTTCTGCCTGTTACGTTATTCCGGAACGGGCGCGATCTGATGCTCTCCCCGTTCCGTATTTCATCAGCGACACGATCGAACCATGTACGAGCATGGCGGACGGTCGGACGTACTCTTCCAAAGCAGCATTAAGGGCGACCTATCGCCCTTCAGGCAATCCACAGGGCGAAAGCTACGTGGAGATTGGCAACGCGCCCATCAGGACTGCACCGCAGCCAGATACAAAGCAGCACAAATCCTCTGTGAGGGAGTCGCTTCAGAAGGCGAAGGCCATCGCAGGACTTTAACCGCAAACCTCCTCAGACAAGGTGACGCATGGAAAAGACTAATACGCTCCCAGTGCAGTGGTACAACGGCTATGACTTCCTAGAAGGTGGCCGCGGCAAAAATGAATTCATGGAATACCTCAAAGAGAGGCAAATAGCGCCTCACGATGTCAGGTATTCTGTGAATGGCGATGAGGACCTTGAGAACATTGCCGTCCTTCTTTCTGCACAGTTCCTCCAAGTTTCAGAACAGCTCGACAAGGCAATAGCAGATGCGGTCCAGCTGAGACTCGCCTTGAAGGGAATCGCCTCCAACATGAAGCACGCCGTCAGATCGAAGCGCGCCAGCCGCCAATATCTGATGGAGCAAGCCGCCAAAGAAGCTGAAGAAAAGCTTGCGGCCGCACGTGCTCAATTAGAGGAGGTGAAGTAAATGGAACAGCAGCAGATCGAAATCCCCAATCAAGGTCCGACACCTACAGGTTCGCTAGGCTCTCAGGTTCCACAGAAGGGCGAAGAGTCGTCGCAGGGCCAGCCGCCTAATCGTTCTCTCCGCGACACGATCGAGAACGCCGCCAAGGAATCGGCCAAGCTTCAGGAAGCCAAGGCCAATCCTCCGGAGCCCAAGGCAGAGCCCAAGGCGAAAGAAGCGGCCCCGAAGGAAGATCGCACTCGTTCGGAAGACGGCAAGTTCCAATCACAGAATCCAAAGGTTGCTGAAGCCCCGGCTAAGGCAGCGGACGTGCCGGCGCAGGCGGCGGAAACAAGCCAGTCTGAGGGGCGCGTGACACGTTACGAAGCCCCGGCACGCTTCAATGATCAGGGCAAGGCAGAATGGGCCAAGGCTCCTGAGAGTGTACAGGCTGAAGTCCACCGTGCTCTGAAGAACATGGAAGAGGGCTACACCAAGCACAAGGAAGGCTCTGAGCGCTGGGAAAGTGTGAAAGAGTTCGACGAGATTGCCCGCAAGAACGGTGGCGATCTCAAGGCCACCCTCGGGCAGTTGAAAGCTATCGAGGATGCTTTCGGTCGTGGACCTGTCGAGGGAATGCAGGCCGTTGCTCAGCGTATGGGCGTCAATCTCAATGCCTTGGCCGCTCATCTCATGGGGCAGCAGCCAAACCAGCAAGTCTCGCAGGCTCATCAGCGTATTCAGGAGCTGGAAGCCAAGATCAAGGAATTCGAAGCGGAAAGAGAAGCCCCGAATATCGTGAACGAGTTCTTCTCCAAGAACGAAGACGCCAAAGAATACACGGACAAGATCGCCTTCCTCCTCAAGACAGGGAAGGCCGATACCCTTGAAGATGCATTCGAATTTGTTAAAATGTTCGCGCCCGCCTCATCGGCCAGCGCAATGCCCGCCTCATCGGCACCCGCGAATAATCAGTCCTCATCGGCTGTAGTAGACGCCACACCGGCAGCGCCCAATCCAGCAGGGCAAAAATCCATCACTGGCGCCCCCTCTCCAAATGCTGACACCATCAAGAGCGGTGCACCATCCAAATCAATCCGCGCAGCAATTGAGAAAGCTGCCGCTCGACTCGGCTAATGAGGTGTAACAAATGGCAATTAATACAAACGTCAACTACCAACAGGTGCTATCCATGGCCCTTGAGGATCGCTCAAGGACCTGGCAGGATATCATCTCGAACGCCATCCCCTTCTTCGACGTTCTCCGTCGCAAGGGCCTTTGGCAGGCGTATTCCGGTCCAACCATCCGCCAGACGCTGCTCTTCGATCTCCCCCAGATTCAGTGGTACTCGGGATACGATTTCCTAACCAACCCGCCTCGCGAACTGTTCAACGATGCCTACTTCACTCCGAAGATGGCAGCGACCCCGATTTCCCTCACCATGCAGGAAATCTTGAACAACGCAGGCGCCAGCCAGATCTTCGATGTCATGGAAGAATATATCCAGGCTGCTGAGCTTGGTCTTTCCAACGGCATGGAAGTGGCGCTCTTCGGGGACGGTACTTTGGGCGGCGGCAAAGCAATCGGTGGCCTTGGTCTGGCCGTTCCGATTGTCGCCAATACGGGCACCTACGGCGGTATTTCGCGTACCAACTTCGCAATCTGGCGCACCAACTCGTTCGATGCCAACTCTGCATTCCCGACTATCGGCACGCAGATTGACTCGACGACCATCCGCCCGATCCTCAATACCATCTACAACACGGTCACACGCGGCAATCGCCGTCCAGACCTGCTGCTGATGTCCTCGGAGCACTGGAATGCCTACGATGCGTCTCTCGTGGCCCATCAGCGCATTTCCAACGAGAATGGTATCGGTCGCCTCGGCTTCACCACGCTTCAGTACATCGGCCCCGGTTCGGGTCGTGGCATTGAAGTCGTGTTCGGCGGCGGCAAAGGCACGTCCATGCCGTCCAATACGACGTTCGGCCTCGAAACCGACTCGTTCCGTATGCGCTACAACCCGCAGCGTAACTTTGACACGCTGTTCCCCGGCGATGGCGCGAAGCCGATCAACCAAGACGCACTAGCGCAGTTCGTGGGGTGGATGGGCGAAGTAACCATGACCAATCCTCTCTTCAACTTCCGCCTCTTCGATTCGGCTCCGTGATAAGAAAGGAAACGACATGACATTCCGTACGACCCCATCTCTCGGTCCCGACGTAGAGCAGCATTCCACTGCATTCTATTTCGATGCCCTGACGACAAACACCAACACGGGTGCTCAGCTTGCATCATATCAGCTCGGCTCTCGCGTATCCGGTAATGACGGCTGCGATTATATCTACGTAAAAGCAGGTGGCTCCAATATCGCGGCAACGACACAGCTTGCCATCACTTCCGATGGCACGTTTGTCGCTACTACGGGCGGCACGAGCGGCTTTTACACCGTTGGGGCAGTTCTCGCGAATGAGTTCTTCCACGCCCGCGCCGGCAACGTCGTCCCGACTGCCTAACGCAATATGGGAGGGTTTTCGGGCCCTCCCTTTTCTTTCCCCTCAGACAGGAAACGCTTCATGTACAACATCTACAATCAAGCAGTCTCGCGAGAGAAAGACGACAACGCCATTGTCATCTTCCGAAATCCAACGGAAGAAGAGATGGACGGTCTTATTGACGATAGGGCCACGCGCGATGCGGGCCATACCGTCTACAAGGAAATGCTCTTCTGTGAAATCCGGTGGCCTGCCGATCGCCAGCGCATCGGCGTCTTCCCGGCCCATTCTCCCAAGGTGACGGTCAACGGGCAGGACGTCACCTACGCTATGTACTACAAGCCGGAATACGAGGCTTGGCTTCAGAAGCGCACGCCGACGATCACCGGCACGCCGCTTGAAAGCCTGCCGTTCCTCACCCAGTCGAAGCGTTACGAACTGAAGGCCATGAACGTGCTTTCCGTCGAAGTCCTCGCGTCCCTGGATGGTCCGGCGCTTTCCAATCTCGGCATGGGCGGACGCCAGCTTCAGCAGGAAGCCAAGGCGTGGCTGGAGAACGCCAAAGGGTCCGCAGACGTGGTCAAGATGGCGGCTGAGATTGCCGACCTTCGCCGCATGCTCGAGGAAGAGCGCGGGGCAAAGCCAAACTTCGCTGCGGCTCCGAATGATAACAAGTTCCTGTCGATGCCTGACGAAGAGATCAAAGCCTTCATCAAGGAAACGACAGGTCAAGCCCCACGCGGACAGCCTTCGCGAGATACCTTGATCCGTATGGCTCAGGAAGTCGCGGAACACGCTCAGGAGAATGCAGCCTAATGACCTTTCTCGCAGCGGCACGCAAGGCAAGTATCCGCCTCTCCAAAGGGCAGATCCCGCAGACGTTCTTCTCAAGCAACAACAAGTTTGAGCAAGAAATCTGCGATCTGTCGAATGAGGTAGTGGAGGATCTTGTCAAGCGGCACGACTGGAGAAGGCTTACGGTTCTGAAAGAGCAGGTCGGAGACGGCACAACTATCGGCTTCGACCTTCCTTTAGACTTCGACCATATGCCGAAAGGCGCAAAGGTGATGAATAAGGATTGGGCCACATGGGCCTACATCCCCGTCGATGATCTGAATACATGGATGATGTATCTGGATGGATATCCCCTCATTTCCCCTGGAGCGTGGATAATCCTTAATGGACAGATGCAGTTTCAGCCACCTGTAGAAACGGGGCAGACGGCGCAGTATTTCTACATCTCGAAAAACATTGTCCAAAATTCTGGCGGCACGTTTCAATCGCAGTTCACCGCCGACACAGACTCTCTGATCTATGACGAATCCCTTCTGACGCTTGGCCTCATATGGATGTGGCGGCAGCAAAAGCGCATGGACTATGCGCAGGATTTTGACAACTACGAAAACCGTCTTGAAGAAATCACGGCGCAGGAGAAGGGTTCTACGATCAAAATCGTAGGCGGCAACCGGTGGAGATCGAATTACCCGTTCAAGTATTTTGGATGGGGTGGCTTCTGAATGAGAAAAGCAGCAGCTTCAGCAGCTCAATTGATTTCCAAGATGGCAAGCTTTGCGGCTGCCAATAGTGGCTGGATTTCCAATCAGTCCCTTGCTTCACCAAATCGCCAGATCAATGGCGCCTATCTGCTCCAGAACTGGTTCCCGACCGCTACTTCTCTGCTCCTCAGGAGGGGAACTGAGAAGTATGCGACAATAGGCGATGGCTCTCTATCGGTTGATACGCTGATGCAATATTCCAGCGGCAATGATGAGCGGCTATTCGGCGCTACGGATAATGCCATTTACGATATCACCTCGGTCGTTGACCCGAATGTAAGCCCTGTTGCTGATGTTACGGGTTTGACGGACGGAAACTGGAATTTCACGCAGTTCTCTACGACTGGTGGAGACTTCCTCATTGCCGTTAATGGCTCAGACCCGATGCATATCTACGATGGGACAGCATGGTACGCCATCACGAACCAAAGTGTAAACCGCATCAATTTCGACGCCCAGACAGCAAACTTCGTCACTATCGGGGCAACTGTCACTGGCGGGACATCCGGCGCTACAGCGGTTATTACTTCCATCGTCGATAACGGTTCTACGGGCTGGCTGATCGTAGGGGACATCACCGGCACGTTTCAGGATAACGAAATCATCTCCGGGGGTGGCGGCTCTGCTACGGTCAATGGTGCTGCCATTCAGTTGTTCGTTGGCATTACTGGCGTTGATACGGCGGACCTAATCTATGTCTGGTCGTTCAAAGGCCGGGTGTTCTTCATCGAAAAGAACTCGCTGAACGCATGGTTCCTGCCGGCTGATCAGATTGGCGGAGTGGCGTCTCCGCTACCTCTTGGCGGAAACTTTCCGCTTGGCGGATTTCTTCTCTTCGGTCAACCATGGTCGCTTGAAAACTCTGGCGATGGCGGCTTGTCGGAGCAGTGCGTATTCGTCACGAATGAAGGCGAAGTCTGCGCGTTCCAAGGCACAGATCCGGCTACAGTCGCAACGTGGTCAAAGGTTGGTATTTACAAGATTGGGAAGCCACTAGGAGCAAAGGCGTTTATCCGTGGCGGCGGCGATTTGATCATTGCCACGACAATCGGCTTCGTTCCTCTTTCCCAAGCCCTCCTCAAGGACGTGGCTGCATTGTCTCCCTCGGCGGTTTCCTATCCAATTGAGACGGAGTGGAACAACTTTGTCACGCTTCGTGATGGGGCAGCGTGGCATTGCAAGACATGGCCAGAAAACCAGATGGTCGTCATCGCGCTACCGACGATCAACGATCAACCCGCGCAGATGATCATCACGAATGCCCGCACTGGAGCCTGGACGGCTTATACCAACTGGGATGGCAATTGCCTTGAGACCTTCCAAGGGCGTCTATTCTTCGGCTCTGGCAACGGAAAGGTAATCGAGGCAAACGTCACCGGCTCAGATCAGGGCGTCAACTACACGGCGACCTATATCCCGCTGTTCGATGACCTTGGCTCACCGGCCTCGCTGAAGGTCGTCAATAATATCCGCGTCTTCTCTCGTGGTCCTCGCCTTGTCGAGCCTCAGGGCAACATGCAATTCGACTACGTGACGCAGTTCCTCTCTCCACCTCAAGCGCCCATGATCGAATCAACTTCGGAGTGGGGAACCGGGATATGGGGACAATCCACATGGGGCGGCAACACTCAGCTCCTCACCAACCTTGATTGGGAATCCACAGGCGGCATGGGATATGCGGTCGCTCCTGATGTTCAAGTGACAAGCGGATCCTTGATCCCGCTGGATACTGAAATCATCAGAACCGAAATCCTCTATGATACCGGCGGAATTATCTCTTGATCGTTACTGACGAGAGGGTCGCCAAGTTCGTCAGTGAAAATTTAGGTTTCGGTCTTTGTCCCCCATGGACATGCCTGGGAATCGAAAAGAACGGCGAGATAATCGCGGGCACAGTTTTCAACTGCTTCGAAGGTTCGGACGTGCACGTAACCGTCTCCGGCCATGGGTGGAACCGGGCGTTTCTCAAGGCCGTTGGCGAATACGTCTTCGAGCAACTTGGCTATCTGAGAATGACAGCGCTCACCGAGCAGCCTGAGGTAGTTCGCTTCGCAGAACGCCTTGGAGGGCAGGTCGAAGGGCTTCTCCGCAATCATTTCGGCCCCGGTCGCGATGCGTATATAATTGGAATCCTTAAGGAAGAATGGATTTTCAATCCTAACCATGTTATACAAAACGGGCCTCAAACGGTGCGCTAACACCGCGAGGCCCTGACCGAAACGAACCTGTTGTGAGGATCGAATGGCTGATGAATTCAAAGCATGTTCTGTAGATGGGTGCAAGGGAAACGCTCATTGGCGAGCCGCCGGCAAAAAGGGTTATTGCAACGCGCATTATCTGCGGCACTGGAGGCATGGGGATCCTCTAGGCGGTTTTGATCGGGCGCAAGATGGCGAGCCTCAAAGGTTCTATGACGAGACGGTTTTAAACTATGAAGGCGTTGAATGCCTAATATGGCCTTACGCGCGAGAGCGCAAAGGTTACGGGGTGATAAAAAAGGACAGCGGAAAATCGGCGATCGTCTCCAGGCGCGTATGTGAAGAAATCCATGGTCCCCCTCCGACGACAGAGCATGAGGCCGCCCATTCTTGCGGCAATGGGCACCTTGGTTGCGTAGCTAAGGGACATCTATCTTGGAAAACTTCGAAAGAGAACAACGCCGACAAGATCAGTCATGGGACTGTTAGCAGGGGTGAAAGCCACCCCGGGGCCAAGATAACAGAGGCCGTTGCTAAGGGAATATATGCCTTGAAAGGCAAAGAATCGCAAAAGTCTATTGCAAAGCTTTTCGGCGTTTCTCGTTCAATGGTTTACCACATCCATGCCGGGGATAGTTGGTCTTGGCTTCTTTCGGAAGAATTCAAATTCCGATAAGCCGTTAAAAGGATTGTACAAATGGTATCTACCCCCAAGCCTGAATCGGCGGCCAGCCAAGCTCAGGCGCAGTCAAATTTGAATCGAGATACTGCCCTTACCCAGCAGCAGATCAACCAGACCAATCAAATTACCCCATATGGAAACCTGACTTATAATCAGACGGGTTCGTCTAGCTTCGTTGATTCCAATGGCAGAACGGTAACGACGCCTACCTATACGGCGACGACCACGCTTTCCCCGGCGCAACAGGCTATCCTTGACAAGACCAACCAAGCCTCGTTGAACCTTGCTGGATTGGCGGCTAATCAGTCGGCAGCGATTAATAATCAGCTTTCGAAGCCGTTCGAGTTCACCAATAATGATGCCTCAAACTGGGCTTATGACCTTGGTTCTCAGCGCATTCTTCCACAGCAGGCAAAGAACGCGGATGCTCTACGGTCGCAGTTGATTGCTTCCGGCATCCGTCCTGGCACTGCAGCATGGAACGCAGAGCAAGAACGCCTGACAAATGCCAATACGGATCAGCTCAACCAACTGGCATTGACCGGGAGAAACCAAGCCTTCCAAGAAGCCCTGACGCAGTACAACAACCCCGTAAACACCATCAGCGCCCTGATGAGCGGATCTCAGGTGCAAAACCCTAACTTTGTGAACACGCCGACAACAAATGTGGGTGGTGTTGATTATATCGGGGCTTCAAACGCTAATTATCAGGCGCAGAACCAAGCCTCTCAAGCGAAAATGGGGGGCCTTTTTGGCCTTCTAAGCGGCGGCATTGGTCTACTGTCAGATATCAGAGCAAAGACCGATATCCAAGTTGTCGGCACATTGGATAACGGCTTGTCCGTCTATCTCTATCGCTACATTGGATCTCCTGAATATCATATCGGTCTAATGGCTCAAGAAGTCGAAGAAATCAGGCCGGAAGCCGTAACAACCGGCGCAGATGGGCTCAAGCGTGTTCGTTATGAAATCGCTACGGAGGCCGCGTGATGGCTTTGCAGGATAATGGATTCTTTACGTGGGGTCCAAACGGTCAAAGGCTGACTCCCGAGCAGGTTTCAATGCTGAGAGCACTTGAAGCAAGAAAGCAATTGCAAGGCGTTGACACGTCTCCAGTGGGTCACTGGACGCAAGGCGCTGCTCGTGTCGTTGATGCTCTTGGCGGGGTTCTGCGAGAAAGACGCCTTAATGCAGCGGACGCGGCCAATCGTACCGAAGACACTGCATTAGCCGCGCCCCTCCTGCAAGCCCTTACAGGTGGCCAATCCGCATCGATGCCGATGCCGGGAGCCGCAGGGGAAGTGGCCGCAACATCGCCTGCGCCGCAAGCCACTGTTCCGCAAACGGCAGATGCCGATTATATCAGAAATGGGCTCATCCAGCGCGGTTTCTCCCCGCAGGTATCAGACGCATTCTTGGCAAACTTCCAAGACGAAAGCGGCCTGAATGCCGGTATCAATGAAGCCAATCCAACCGTTCCCGGTTCTCGCGGAGGCTTTGGCCTTTACCAGCTTACTGGACCGCGCAGGACTGCCTATGAAGCGTTCGCAAAGGAACGTGGCGTTCCTGTAAATAATGTAGACGCTCAGCTAGACTTTCTGAAATATGAAACACAGGGGCCAGAAGCGCAGGCGGCTTCCACATTCCTGAACGCTCCAGATACTGCTACGGCTGCGCAGGGAATCGTTAATAACTTCCTTCGCCCCGCTCCAGAGCATAGAGCAGCACGATCGGCGGCTTATGCAGGATTGCCAACCGTCCAGACAGCGCCTGTTGCGCCAGTAGAGGTGGCTGCTCTTGGCTCTCCTCAGACGGCGACTGATGCCATCGCCGCGCAGTCTCCGATGCCTCAGGCTGTAGACCAATCTGTTACGACCGCATATGCGCCGCAGCAGGCCGCGCCAGCTTTGCCGCCCGCTACGGAAGTTGCATCTCCTCCAGCCGTAGCCGCTCAGCCTCCAGTGCAGGTCGCTCAAGCGCAGCAAGCCCAGTTCCCGCAGGTTCCCCAAGTCGCGCCACAAGCTCTTGCTGCGGCAATTCAAGCGGTCAATAGCCCGTATGCTTCCCCACAGACAAAGGCTCTCGCTAGCGCGCTCATCCAGCGCCAGCAGGCAGCGCAGCAGGCTCAGCAGGAACAGGCGACTTGGCTTGCTCGCCAGCAGTATGAGGCACAGCAGCAGGCAGCAGACCCGCTTCGCCAGCTTCAGATTCAGGAAGCGCAAAGGAAGGTTGGACAACGCCCAACTCAGGTAGTTGATAAACGCCTTCTCCAGCAGGACGAAAAAGGAAATTGGGTTGACGTTACGCCTGCCGGCCAAGCCGGAGCTGGAGAACCATTGTTTTCCGGTAATTCTGGAGAAGCTCAGACGGCCAATTACATGGTCAAAACTGGGCAATGGACTCAAGATCAGGCCGCTAATTATCTAGGTGGAAAGGTCATCACCGACCCAGCATCGGGGGCGATGTCTTTCGTCCCTGCTAACGCTCTAGCAGGTGGACAGCAACCTCAAGCCGCTCAACAGCAGCCGTATGTTGATCTATTCGGAGAGAATCCCGCTCCTCAGTCGTCTCCCATGGCTACGCCGCAACCTTCTTCCGTACCTCAAGCCAATGAAGCACCTAGCGGAATGGCTCCAGGATCTGTTGCGCTCACTGGAAGCAAGCCGCCTGCAAAGCTGACTGAGAGCGAACAGCGTAACCGTTCTCTCTTCAACAACACAAAGAATGATTATCCTGTAGTCATCCAGAACTTTGATGCCCTAACAAATCCTACAGATCAGATTATTGGCAAGCTTCCGCTGTCGGATTACGTGACAACGCCTCAATATCAGCAGGCGTTCAATGGCCTGAAAAACATCATCGCAAACTCCATTTATAGCACCTCTGGCGCTTCCGCTCCAATTCAGGAAGTCGAAGCCCAGGCTAATTTGCTCATGCCAAAGCCCGGAGAAAGCAAGGAATCGCTTGCAGACAAGAGACGCCGAATCCGTGACAAGGTAAACTCTATCGGTACGGCTGGTGGGTTGGGTGAGGCTGATTTGTTCAAGGACGAAACGGCACAAGCAGCCCCGAAAGCAAGAGCGGTTAACTACTCCACAGGAGAGGTTAAGGAATGGAACGGCAAGGAATGGGTGACTGTGAATGAGTGATATTCCTAAGCCGCCGCCGGGGTTTTCCATCGTAGACGCTGCGCCTTCTCCTCCTGAGGGGTTTTCTATGGTTGGTGCTGGTCGCCAGCCTCAACACCTGACATTTGAGGAAGGCCAGAGGCTTCTCCAGCAGCAAGAAGCAGGACAGGGCGTTTCCGGTGCATTGGGCGCAGGGATGACCGGTTACATTGAAGGAATCCCGGTTATCGGTCCTTCTCTTGTAAGTGGAGCTCAGAAAGGATCGGCTTATCTCTCAAGCCTGATAAACGATAAGCCATATGAAGAAAACCTATCGCAAGCGCAGGGAATTACAGAATCTGCTCAACAGCAGCACCCATATGTTACGACTGCTTCCAATGTTGCGGGTGCGGTTGGCGGGACTATTCCTCTCATAGCTGCCGCCCCTACCGCATTTGGCGCTGGGGGGGGATCTCTTCTTGCGCGGTCCCTGCTAGGAGGTATTACGGGTGGAGTTCTAGGAGGAACTGACGCCGCCGTTCGTGCCGATAGAGACAATCGTCTACGGGATGCAATTGCAGGTACTTTGATTGGCGGGACTCTTGGCGTTGCTGGGCCTGCTGTCTCCAAGGGTGCAAGCTCTCTATATGGCGCATTGGCTGAGCGCATGGCAGCACGGAAGGCTGCTGAACAAGCTGGAACATCGCCCGAAGTTGCGCGGTACATGACAAATATTCTCCAGTCTGATGAATCGCTTGGGCCCGCTGGCCGTGCAAGAATGGCTCAGGCTGGCAATGAAGCCATGTTGGTAGATGCAGGCCCGAATGCGAGGCAGGCATTGGATGCTATCATTGCAGAAGGGGGACCGGGAACAAGGCAGGCTTCCCAGGCCATCGAAGGCCGCGCCAATCGTGGCGCAACCGATCTAACTAATGTTCTTGATCAGACGTTAGGAACTCCTGAAGGAATTACCTCGGCTCAAACTAGCATCAGAGATGCAGCGCGGCCAACCTTGGCCGATGTTTATCAAGGGCCTAACGGCGCTTATTCAAAGCCCATCGATTATTCGTCTCAACTTGGGCAAGACCTTGAAAACATCGTAAAGAACCGCGTTCCTGCTTCTGCCATCAATGATGCAAACCGGCTGATGAGGTTGAACGGAGAGCAGTCTAAGCAGATTCTTGCAAATGTAGCAGATGATGGGACTGTTTCTTTCGAAACCCTTCCAGATGTTCGACAACTCGATTACATCACTCGTGCTCTAAGGCAGGCTTCTGAAAGCGGTGAGGGTCAAGGCGCACTAGGTGGTCAAACTCAGCTTGGCAGTGCATACCAGAACCTAGCTAGAGACATACGTGGGAAACTTCGTCAAGCTGTTCCGGAATATGGCACAGCACTGGACACGGCGGCAGATCCGATTAGCCAAGTTCAGGCCGTTAAGCTTGGTTCTCGTCTCCTCTCCCCATCACAAACCATGGATGATGTAACTATCGCGGTTGATGGCATGGGAGCGGCTGAAAAACGTGGCGTGGCGCAGGGTATTCGTTCCGATATCGACAATCGAATGGCCAATGTCACCCGCGCTCTTACCGATGGGAATATGGATGCTCGTGAGGCTGTAAAGGCTATCAAGGAATTGTCTTCAAGAGCTAATAGAACAAAGGTATCCGCAGCCATCGGAAAAGACGCAGCAGACAAGCTATTTGATGAAGTAGACCGCGTTGCTATGTCTTTCGATCTAAGAGCAGCCGTTGCCGAAAACTCCAAGACGGCGGTTCGAACAGCCACGCGCGAAGCCATGGATCAATATGTTGGTAACGGCATCGTTGGCGAGGCTTTGGAAGGAAACATTCCAACGGCTGGTAAACGTGTCATTCAGACCATAACTGGCAGAACGCCAGAGGCAAAACGGGGCATGAGGCAGGCATTTGCTGCCGATATTGCTCGATACCTGACTATGCCTCAAGCGCAGGCTGAGACGGCATTTAACGCGATGACGAACTATGGTAATCAGTCTTTGGCAAGTCGAGTACGTGCCCAGGCGATTGCTGACGCTCTCTCAAGATCCGCGCCTCTCGTTTATCCATCCGGTGCGCGATTAACAGGAAAGTGACGATTATAACAGGGCACAGGATGAAAATCGTTTCTTGGCTAAGTGACTTCAGAAATAGCCACATGCCGATACTGAAAGCAGATGTCACTGCCAAACAAAACAACTTCATCTAAAGCCCTTCATGAAGATATGGCGAATATGTCCCATCAGAAACACACCGTGTTCCCGCCGAAATTCTGGCAATAAGCTTGCATCCTAGGAGAAGACCGTCTGGCGTCTTCTATAGAAGCTTGGCGTCGTCGCATTGAAACCTCACGCTGCACTTCTACGCGTGAACATTCCTCATATTCTGCGGAACCCGACTTGACGCCCTGCTGATAGCAGCGGTTAGCGATTTCCTGAGCTAGCGCCTTGCGTTCCGAATAGCTCATTTCTTCTACGGTCTTTGTGCAACCAACAAGTGCTAGCGCACTCAGCGCCAAGACATAAAGCTTCATACAATTCCTCCGGGAAACTCAACCACCATACACAACATAATTAAACCCTGCAATCGCGGGGCAGAATTGCCGTAAGACACAACAGGAGCACGAGATGCCATTCGATTCAAACGGTATTTGGTCGTTAACAGCAGGGTACTTAGGAGTAACCGGCCAGACAATATTGCCCAGCAACCACAATCCTCCCCTTGAAGACATCCGTGACAATGGCCTTTCTGCCGTCCTGGTCCGTGATGGACGTGCCCCCATGACTGGCCCTCTGAACATGGGGACCACGAACAAGATCGTAAATCTTGCGGCTGGTTCTTCCCCTGCTGACGGGGTCAATTTCTCACAGTTGAGCACCATTACTCTTTCCGGCGCTCAGAACCAAGGCATGCTGTATGGTTTGACGCTTTCTAACAATGGCGCGGATGTAACGAATGATATTGACATTGCGGTTGGTAACGCAGCATCTGATACGACTCCGTTCAATGTAATGAGCCTCGCATCTACGCTCACCAAGCGCCTCGACGCGGCGTGGGCAGTCGGTACTAACCAAGGTGGTCTTGATACCGGCTCTATCGCCAACACGACCTATCACGTCTGGCTCATCCAGCGATCCGATACCGGCGTTGTTGACGCGCTGTTCTCCACCTCGGCCACGGCCCCGACGATGCCGACGAACTACGACCGGAAGCGACGCATCGGCTCCATCCTCCGCGAGAGTGCTGCAATCGTCCTTTTCTTCCAGAACGGCGATATATTTCGAAGGGTGACAGCCGCGACAGACCGCAATAACACGGTCCCCGTTGCCTCTACATTACTGACACTCTCCATTCCTGCCGGGATCGTTATCCAGCCAATCTGCCGCGCGTTCCTCTCTGTCGGCGCGTCTGTCTCCGCTAACATGGCTTTCGGCAGTGCTGCGGCTGGAACGGCAGATACGACTGTTATCCAAGCATCAACAGGCGCTGGTGACACGAGCGATATCAGTTCAATCATCATTCCGACTGTGTTTTCAACGAATACGAGCGCTCAGGTCTATTTCTCGGCTACAAACTCCGTTGGTACGCCATCGTCTGCGGTTATTTCAACAATGGGATGGGTAGATACGAGAGGGAACATTTAATGGTCATTCGCGTTCTATGCTCTGGCCAATCCAACGCACATGGACGCGGCAAAGGTGGCCCATCATTCAGCGGCGTAAGCCCGCGCTTGACCGCGTGGAACAACGTCAATCCGCTGGGGGCTGATGGGACTGCCTTTGTCGTTCCTACTCTCTCCAACCCGACCTTTGACCCGAACGCAGGCAATAATTTCGGCCTCTGGTTCTGTCATCACATGGCGCATGAACTGGACGTTGATGTCCGTTACACGCTGGTTGCGCAAGGCGGATCGAGTATCGGACTATGGGTGACCGGCGACGGAACTAGCGCGCCAATGCGGGACGAGATCGTCTCTGTATGGGCAGTTTCGGCGCAGCCTCCCGCAGACGTGTTTCTGTGGCATCAGGGCGAAAGCGACCTCGCCATGTCTGATGCCGATTATGCCACCTATTTCAACGAGCTGATCGGATATCTCAGAAGCAACAACATCATTGCGGCTACCGCACCTGTCCTGATCGGCGGCATCTATGAGGCAGGGGCAACAGAGATAGCCAAGAATACAGCGCTGGAAGCTCTTGCTGGCACTGATCCATATTTCGCCTACGTTCCGTCAACAGGTCTACGGGCACCTGACAGTCTGCATTTCGACGGCGATTGCCTGTTCGACCTTGGATACACGCGATACTGGCAGGCATACAAGACGGCAGCGGGTTTTCCTGGCATTATTGATTTTGGCATTGGGGTGAAAGACGTGCTCGACAGCGCAGAATATTCGGGCGTGTTCCCGCCAGATACGATCTTAACCGCCGCCATGATATCAGCCGGGGCGATGGTCGAGTTTGGCACTACGCCATCTGGCGGATCGTATACGCGATTTGAAAGCGGGCTTCAGATCTGCTGGGGCCGTCATTCTGCGGTCACGCTGACATCTAATGCATCGGGCTCCCTGTTTTACGGCGCCATCATCGCATTCACTTTCGCAAGGCCATTTGTCTCGATACCGATGGTCACGCCGACCGCTGACAAGAGCGCCGGGGGTTCGCTTCTGGTGTGGGGATGCTTTGGCGGGTCAAACAGCCCAAACAGGACCGGGTGCTCTGTTAGCGTCGTCGGCAGTGCTGCGACTGCTGGGGCAATACCTGGATATATCGCAATAGGGTTCTGGAAGTGATTACCGGATAGCCCGCATCATCATTTCCTCATCGTGCTCCTTGGCCGTCATCGGTAGGTATTCCCACTTGCCGGAACGCCAGCGGCGCCATGTTGTGGTATCGACATCCCCGCGAATGTGCCAAAAGCCATGTCCGCAGATCAGGTGATAAATCGTCGTCAGGACGCGCATCGACTTTCCTCAAGGTGAAGCGTGGACGATACGAAATAATTTTCATCCTTTCAAGACATCACAATCTGGAGTCTTCAATGCGTCGTATCAA